TTCCCCCCATTCTTGCTAGAAAGCTTGCTCTTCTTGGGTTGTCGCCTGACTTTACTGGTGGTTTTAGAGTCCCCTTCTTGTAGCTTGCTCGACCTTTTGCGTTCAAGCCTCCTTTTGGGTTCTTCCCCTCTTTCCTTGTCCAAGCTTCCGTCATGTTCTTTTCTCCTTAGTACATTCGACATTAACACAGCAACACGCATAAGCAATCCCTTTAGTTGTAAAAATATTTTCATCAAGCTTTTTTCTCCTAAAATGTTAGTGTACCACCCCTTGCAACTGTGAGTGGTCGACTTTTGACCCCACCCCACTCACAGTCAGAGTCTGTAGCATACTATCAGCAAATTATGTTAGGTCTATATTGACAGATATATTACCAACATGATTGTGCATTACTCTGTCTACTGCTTTGTAACCAGCCCTATCTAGTAAATCTTTACTAGCCTCAAGCTGTACATACTCACTCTTTGCCTTATCTGATAGTGTTACTAGCTTGCTCAAGGCTTTCGTAGCATTCAGACCAAGCTGTTCTCCAATGCAAGTCATCATATACTGTTGCACATGTGGCAATCGCAAAGCCTTGCTAGCTGTAACTCTACCACTATCCCCATCACTATATCCAGCTTTTGCACTAGCATCTGTTATTGTGCCACCAGTTGCTACGAGTGTATCAACCAATGCTTTCTGCTTTGTAGTCAGCTTGTTGCTCATCACATTCTCCTATTTGCATCATACTAGTTCCTTATAAGCTTGTATTTAAGCCTTGTTCTCACCCCCATGTCAAGGTCTTAATTTCATTAGCTGTCTTTTTCAGCCCCCAGAACAGCCCTCAAGCATTTAAGATTGTGTTACCGAAGATGCCCTCCACTTCATTCACAATTCGATTACTCAATATTACTGTTCCTTATCTAAGTAATTACCTCGACCATTATAGCAGAATGGAAATTCAGATTCGTGAACTACTCTTTGCTTGTGACATTGACTTATCCAACTAAGGTTTACTATTGCTCTTTGTATCAAGGCTCAGTCCGAATCAGGTTTCCATTTGCGGTCGTACAGGTAATTTTAACTTAGATAAGGAGTAATATTATGAGTAATGAATTAGTAAATGCGTGGAGAACTATCTTCGACACAATCTCAAATGACTATCAGCGTTCATACGAGCTAAAAAAGGCTAATGACGACCTTTTATGGAAGGTAGATAACAAGGCTAAATACATAGCTGATAAGTCAGCAGAGTATGATGTAGAATATAGAGAATGTGAGAAGAACAACAGCATCTCTACAAAGCTTGAAAGATTGGATTCTCAAATCGAGCAAGCTGGTGTCACCAAAACACAGATGGAGCTTATGCAGAAAGCTTTGGAGAAAGTGATGTTGGGACAGAAGATAGATGTCACACCTAGAAGGACACTTGCAGAGATGCCACGACGAGCAACAGAAACTATTGATAACACAGCATCAGTAGAGAAGAAGCTTAAGTCTGAAAGCTAAGACGAAAGACCTGAGCAAGTCTATAAACTGCTCATTAATTTTGCAAAGGAGGTTCGCATGTTGTATTTAGTTCCACTTGTTTTTGTCGGCTTGATGCTAGTGATTCTAGCTTTTATATTATACTTATGGAGGACACCATGAAAGGGTTTATAGAAGATGTAGTAGGGGTTATCTTCATCCTCATATTCTTTACCATCTTATTCTCAGGATTACTTGAACAGTTTATCTTAGGGGTTATCGAAAGCTTCTGATAAAAGCCGCTGCTCTGCGTGCCTTGAGCAGACGGCCTTTTATCTCCAGCTGAGATATGGTTGGTCGAATTTATAAACAACAACACTCTCATGTTGAGCTGTAGATTTTAACACATGAGTTTTCTGGAAAATTAAAAGGAGAAATTTATGGAAGAATTAGACGAAGAATTTTTTACAATAGATACTAATGCAGCTGGTCAAAGAATAGCATGTATGAAGTATGACAAAAACATAGAGATATATAAAGCCAAGCAAGGTAAGTTCATGGTCGTTTGTTGGGAGCATCAGCATGTAGAACGACTAGCATTTAATAAACTATCAGAAGCTATAGAACATTGTATGGAATACAAAAGAATACAAGACAAAGTAAGAGTACGTTATGTCAATCAGTATGGAGGCATATCATAGATGCACCCTCTAACAAAAACGTCTTGCTCTCTGGTAAAGGATTCCCTTCGGCACTTCGTGTCCTTGACCATGCAAGCCGTTCTTGTTCTGAGGGTCTGTAAATTTTTAAGTAATCAGTTGAACCTAGTACTAAATTTTGATAATCTAAACATGGAGAAAGCTAATGACTAATGAAGAATTTAATTATTCAAAAGAAATCTTACGACAAATAAATACAGCAGACCCTAATGCTATGAACTGTTGGGGTGTGATAGTAGGTCACAACTGCTTTGCCTTACCAGAGTCTAAAGAACGTAGAGCTGGCATTAAAATGTATACCAGTGGTTACTTGCATAAAGGTAGAGTTGATGTTGATTTGACTTGGGCTGATGATTACACAATTAGATTTTATAATGTCGATAACAAGACTGAAGTAAAAACTATAGCAAGAGTGTACGCACCAGAGCTATGTCGTATACTCGATACACATATAGAAAGTGGAGACAAGACACCAGTCAAAGACCTTGAAATGGTATTGTCTCAGACCGGGAATGTTTTACATGCAGATTTAAAAGGAGAAAGCAATGGATAAAGTAGAGAGAAGACTTAATACTCAACGAGCAAAAATACTGCAGCACTTAAAAGATAATCAAAGCATAACACCAAAAGAAGCATTAGATTTGTATGGTTGTATGAGGTTATCAGCACACATACTTAATCTTAAACAAGAAGGTATACAAATTGTAACTCTAATGAAGCAGCTAGGTAACACAAGATTTGCAGAGTATATGCTTGAAGAAAAGTATCGTAAAGAAATGAAAGAGTTACATAACTGGGACATGGCAACTGGAGTAACAGTCAAGTACCCTAAGTTATATTTCAAGGAAGAGAGAGATTACTATGACTTTCTTGAAGAGTAACTATGAAGATGTAGGAACATTTGTGTGGAGTAATTTAACACACAATGTAAGAGTTCGAAGAGATTACTTAGGGTATTCAGAGAGTGGTATGCCTTATGTAGTAGACCACTTCGAGCTTCATGTAACTGATGTAAATGGTAATCGAGTAGCCAGTAGACTGACAGGAACTGGGTATCGTTCGTATATGTTATCAAGAAAGTCTGAACATTACGGAGGTACAACTCATTGTGATAATGCTATTACTAATGAGCAGTTTCTGTCAGAATTAAAACAGAAACTAGGCGAAGAGCCACAGCAGAAGGAGTTATTTTAATGACAAAACTAGAAGAAAGAATTACAAATGATATGCTTTATTACGAGCAACTATTCAAAGACGAGCAAAGATTTCCTGATTGGGACACACGCTATGACTTTGAAAAAGTATTTGATAAATTAAAAACTATTAAATCAAAGTTTAATTTTGTTGACGATATCAGGAACGAAGAGAACGTACCAAATATTGTTGATGAACTAGATAAGGTAGGTATAGATGTCACATCCAGTCAATGATGCAATTAAAGAAGCAGTAGAAGAAGAGGTAAACAACATGGGTTGCCTTGACTTTCTAAACAAATGCGACGAGCTAGGAATCAAAACTGGTGAGCCTTCAATGGAAGAATTGATGGACCAAGTTACTGATGTACTACTAGAACAACGCATGCAACCATAAAAAAAAGGGGAGGTGACAAGCCTCCCCAGTCAGATATGAAGGAATAATCACTATGATTACAAAAACACAAATACGAGTGCTTTCTGCTGTATATTATCTCATACAAAAAAGAGATAAGCCAGTAATATTAGCACACCATATTAAAAAACAACTGACAGATTTAAAGCAAGGCACGTTGTCATCAACACTACAATGCCTTGAACATAAGATGGGATTAGTTATATCAATGCCAACTGATGCAGTATTAAGAAGTTTGTATGCAAATCCAAAGAGTCCAGGCACTACAAGAAAATACTACATTACCAAGAGTGGTAAAAAATTAATCAATATGTATTTGAATATTGTGAAAAGAGATGGTAAGACTGTTGATTATGAAAAGTTATCTGCAGCAGCTTACGCAACTATCCGAACACCAGAACGTAGATTTACGCAAAGCTTTTAACTGGGCTGGATTATCTAAGACAACATATTATCGTCAGCTAAAAGGAACTGAACTACGTTATGGTACTGCTGCAAAAATTGAGAAAGCTATTCACCAACTTGCCACGCTCAAAAAAAACTGAAGGCGAAGAAACAAGAGCATCAATAATCTGTGATGCTTGTGGTGAAAGAGCGCATGTCTTTGTAGTGTTCCTTTATCGAAGCTCTAAAATATGTATGAAATGCTATGAGGAGGACACATGGTTAGCAAAAGTAAAGCAAAAGGAAGCTATCACGAAAGGTGGTTTCTAAAATTATTTAACAAGTTAGGTATTAAAACAAAGAAGCAACCACTATCGGGCAGTTTAGGTGGTGAGTACAGAGGGGATTTGACTGTTGATATTGCTGGTCAAAACTTAATCGTAGAAGTTAAGTACAGAGACAGCAGTCAATTCCCTAATGTATTTAATTTATTAGAAGACAAAGATATAGCTGTATGTAAACGCAAAAAAGGTTCGCCTAGATACTGTGTCATTATTAAAGATGAAGTATGGGAAGAAGTCTTTGCGTATATCATTCGGCATGAATCAAACATTAACTAAGGAGTTTCCAATGGAAATACAAATCAGTTTCGATAATCTTAACATTGATAGTTACGACATGAACATGGATAAAAAATCTGTGAAGCCAGCTACTGGTAAACAATTATGGAAAATTCAAAACCAAATACTACGGAACATGAGAATTATTGATGCACTTAAAAATGCAGCTACTCAATACCACATTGGTGACGATACATACAAATCAATAGTTGAGTGGGAAGAAACTTTAGATGAGATGGGTGAAATGAGATTCCCTATCACATTAGAAAGAGCAGCCGAAACAATTAAAGCTTTAATACGAATAGAAACAGAAAGTCTTTTATACCACAAGAGACGAATAGAAAAAACACTTACAAAAACAAGGAGTAAATCTACATGACAAATATAAAACTTGTAGCTGACAATCAAGAAAAAGTAGAGGCATCAAGAAAATTGTTACTCTCTATTCCTACACCTACTATGGCAAATATAAACTTAGTCCATGACTTGAATCATTTAGAAGGTGTAACAGTACAAGGATTAGATATTCAAATAAAAGATTCTAATGCTGCTATGTCAGCACATGATGTAATTAATATTTACCTTACACCTCTTGATAAAAATGATTTAGAAAAACGAATTGCTAAATGGCAGTACCTTTTTTACAAGCCTTACAATTCTGATATGACTGAGGTTGAGAAGAGGAGTGTTGCGATTGTCGAAGAGCTATCTGTTCTGCCAGCAGATTGTGTGCAGTATGCTTTGAACAATGCGATTCGTAATTACAAAATCTTCCCATCTTTTTCAGAGGTGTATGCAATACTAAAGCCGCACTATGAAAGGAGGATATTTTTCTTAACGAAGATAGAAAGTAGACTTGACGAGTTGCAGACATGACACTATTATAACCATATAAATAAGGAGAAAGCTATGGATAGACAAGGTTTTATTGGTGGTACTGATGCCATCAGAATCATGAACGGACAATGGGTAGACCTCTACCTTGAGAAGATTGGGGAGTATCAACCCGAAGATTTATCAGGAGTGTTGCCAGTACAACTTGGTATTTGGACAGAAGAATTTAATATCAACTGGTTTATAGAACAGCATCAGCCAGGATTCTCTATGGGGAACACAGAGATTCACAAGCAACAAGCCTTAGTATTTCACGAAGGGTATGTACCATACAAGGGAACAGCAGATGCTATGTTAGTCCAACCTAAAACTGGACCATCTTGGAAGAGCTGGCTTCTTGAGTGCAAGCATACCAATGCGTTTACTAACATGAATGAAATCATAGATAGATACATGCCACAACTACAGTTATACATGTGGCTTCATCAAAAACTATACGAAGGTCAAGACGTTATATGTGATGGTTTATTCTTGTCAGTTATATTTGGTAATACTAAATGGGAGAAGAAACATATTAGCTATGACGAAGTATATACTACTAACATGATGGCAAAGATTACTCAGTTTTGGGAACATGTTATAAAGAAAGTACCACCTAGCAATAGGGATGCCGAGACACCAGACATCTCGAGCATACCTATTGATAGGAAAGTAAAGATGGATATGAACCGAGACAATGAATGGATGTCAGATGCACATGATTATGTTGAGACAATACAGTCAGCCAAAAAGAATGAGGCTGCCAAGAAAAGATTAATGAGCCACATACCACCAGACGTATATCAGATGGACTGTGATTTATTATCTGTAAATATTACAGAGAAAAGAAGAACCATTAAAATAAAGGAGAAAGCAAATGGACAGACTAAATAATCAAATCGAACAATCAAGAGTAATGGCAAGACTTACTGCAATCATGGAGATTGAAAAGGAATGCCTTAAGAAAAGAATGGTTAGTGAAGAAGAGTTGCAAAAACTCAAAGCAGAATACGAAACAATAACAAAAAAGGAGAAAGCAAATGACTAAAGAAAATAAAGAAGAAACAGTATTCAGACTTACAACTATATATACTGCCTTGCAAAAATGTGAGTTTAAAAAAGTAACAGTTAAAGGTAGCAATGCTATGTTCAATGCTAAGTATATGAAGGTAGGAGATATGCTGCCAATGATTGAGAAAGAACTTCAGAAGCAAAATATTATTTGCATTGGAACAATGAGAGTGAACGAACACAACTCACCTATACTTAACATACAACTACGTCATGTACCTTCTGATACATATATAGATAGCGAATGTATTTGTATTGATGATACCAAGAAAGGTAGTCAGCAAATAGGTAGTGGCATAACCTATATGACTAGGTATATTTTACAAAGACTACTTAACCTTGTGCCTGATGAATCAACAGATGATGATGGTAATTCATCTAGTACTTCTGGTTCATTCACACCAAAACAACCAAGAAAAGTTATTAGAAAAGGAGATAACTATGGAATATGATAACACTAATACTGGAGCAGTCTTCCAACCAAAGGAAGAATCACTAGCTGGAACTGGTACTCTTAATGATATGGGTACTGAGCAACGTATAGCAATCGTAAAGTCTACACAAAAAGATGGCAGTACAGTTAGAGATATCTACGTTAAGGTAGGTAGAATGTGGGATAACGATAGCCAACATGAGAGTGCGCCTAACTTTACTGGGTCAATAGACTTAGACTCTAACAATAATCGTGTTGCTGCTTGGGTAAAAGAAGGCTCATACGGTATTATGTTATCTCTTAAGCTATCACAAAAAGAACAATCAGAAAAATCATCTGTTGACAAAGATATTGAATCAGAT